CAGAAATATCGTGTAAAGTTACTATCTTACTGTTCATTTATCACTGCTTCCTTTAGGATTTTCCAATTTAATGTTTTTAGTATCCATTCTTTCAACTTTGAGATGTCTTGCGGTATTATGTAACATAACACAGCCATCAGTTAAAAGTGCCATAGTAGTTGTATATAACTTACCATCTGACAAATATTCAGAAACAGATGATGCATTTTGCATACCGTAGGATCTGTCTATTTGAACACCAAACCGAATTTTGCGTTTTACTTCATACGGAGTTTCAATATGTAAAAAATATTCGCTTTCATACTTGAAAAATATTTCCCTGGCGATTTCATCCCTATCAGCCACATTTGTAGATAATATTTGTAAAGTATATCGTAAGTCTATAGGTAATGCTCGTTCATAATAGACATTATTTGTTTTAGGATCTATTGCTGCCGGAACACCCCTTTTATATCTGGCAAAATTCATCAGATCAGTCTTTACCGGAATATCATCATCCCTTATCAGAAGAATTATAGGATATGTGATCTTATCTTCCTGCATTTGAGCAAGTGTGGACTGGTAGTTATCTATAGTAATGCAGACAACATTAGGATTAGCTCCACCTTCTGGATCTATCGTTCGCTTAAGATCATTTACAATTGCTTCATCAAACTTATAAATCATCAGTTATCACCTTTATGGTTATCACTATAGTAGTTACCTCTATAATCAGTATTCTGCTTTAAGAAATGATTAGATGTATTAAATGTCTGCTCAATTTCTTTCTTTGTTCTGCCGACAATAGGCTGACCATTAGCCACAAGAACTACTTTACATATAAGATGGTCTGCGCACATAGCATCATATGTAATATCTATTACACGATATTTTCTTGGTTCAAGTCCGGAATATAATCCAGCATATGTAAAGATACTATCTTTTTGAACATTAGGTAAATCCCAACTGCAATGAAGAAGCGGAACTAAATCAGCATCGTTATCAGCTACAAATCCATACCGTTTATATGTCTTAACTTTAGGATTACCATCAAGGAAAACATAAGTATCTATAGGTTCGGAATAACTATCTACTTCAGCTTCAGCTTGTTCGTTAGGTTTAACAAGATTAGGGAATTGATACTGCACAGGCTGGCCTTGCATTTGCAAAGCCTCGTTGTACCTTTTTCTCATTAAGAGTATATCATTACCTATAAGATGCTGAGTCATCATTCAACCTCAATATAACTGTTATCTCTAATGATATCTTCTATATTAGCTACATAATCTAACCAAGACCAGTTAAACTGCTTTGTCTGACTGACATAAGTTAAATTCATAGCACCACCGCTATTAAGTGCAGACAAGAAATCCTTTTCAGATACACTGTAATTCTGATCTATCCACTTAGGACATTTCTCAATATTGAATGCTACTATGTATTGAGTAAATTCACGATTACCTATTCCATCATATGTATATACATCAAGTGTCCTGATCTTATCAAAATCAAGAGCATCTAATGTCATAAGATAATCTAATTGTTCTCCGCTTAATCCGGCTTCAAGATTAAATGTTACATCAAAACCAAACTTATTTAATTCTTTTAAAATTTGATCTGTAGTAAACTCTGGGATTATTCCGGATTCAGGATCTGGAGTTAATATAGTACCAGATGAATTGACAGTACAGACGAATAGTACACCAAAATCCGAGTGTGTTACCCGGATAATGGTGCCATTCAATCTATTATCATTAAATACATGGTCAACAGTTATGTATAAGTCAGCACTATTATTAGAGCGACATTTACTAAGTTGATCCCAATTAGATATATTATATCTCAATGCATTTGGCATAGTTTATACTGCTTCCTTTTCTTGTTCTTCAATATCAGTCATAATATTTCTATGTTCTTTCAGATATGATTTAAGTTCTATCTGAAATGCGATAAAGTTATCAGTTGAAGCATCAGGATACTGTTCAAAGAACTTACCTATAAGATCAAGTTTAAGCTTGTAGTATATTAGGTTATGTTCTTCTCTGGGAATTTCCGGATGCTTTTCTCTAAAGATTATGTATCTGGTAATAACAGAACTGAAACTTTTAAGGACTACTGGATCATCATTATTTTTAGACAAATCAGCCTTCCACAAAGTTTTGAAATTTGTAGGGTTATACTTCTTAAGATCAGAAAAGAATAAATTTACTAATTCTTCAGTTGTCATAAGAATTCACCTCCCTCACCAGTTGCTTCACCAGTACCAACATCAACATGCCAACTATTAACGGCAGCACCCATATTAGGAAATGCAGTAGTTAATATTTCAGTAAGAACTTTCTTAATATCATCATTATCATAGTTGCCCACATTCTTTAACAGATCAACTGCCTGCGATGCTTGACTAATTGCCGCATCTCTCTTTTCAAAGAGTACCTGATCCATATTAGTAATTATCGGGTTCATATGGAGAGTGTACTTACCTACAAAGCCAGACATATTTCTTTGAGTAAAATACTTATCAATAGCATCTGTCCATCCATTAATGTAAGCATTTTCTACCATTGCAAGTCTATTTGCATAAAGTGCGGATCTTTGCGACATTACTGCACCTGCACCACCAAGACCTTCAGCAGATGAGAAATTCATAGCTTCTTTAGGTACACCAAGCACTGACAACTTCTTATCTTGATAATGGTCAAGAAGATCATTTTCGCCTTCAGTAGCTTCAGCAATTTTTAAATCTGTAATAGATATAGCATCTGCACCATTGATTTTAGGGACATATATGAGATTATTAGGACTTTGCGGATTAACAAAGCTCTGTGCATCACCAGTAGCAGTATTAAGTGCTAACTGTTGTTCTACTGCATCTTTTATCTGTTGCAGATTTGCTCTTATTTCATCTTCTTCAAGATTATTGCCACAATCTACATTAACAATTCGGACTGATCTTGTAAGTGATGATAACAATAAAGCATCTTCCAATAAGCTTAATGTCTGGGTAGGTTGTACTGCCGGACCAAACATAGGATCAGCAAATTGAATATCGTAAGTAACCTCATCACCGTTATCAGTAGTGCCGGATATAGTATATTTACCTAACAGACCGCCTAATGAGAAATGAATGATTGAAGATTCCGGATAGTTTATAGTAGTTGACTGTCTTGCTTTCCAATTATTATCATCAGAGGATTGATAGATATATCCTTGCGGTTCACCTTGATACCAGAGATGAATAACATCTTCAGGAGGAATAATATAAGAAGGAACTATATCATAATCAGGAGCAGGAATAGTATTATTGTCTAATGCTACCAATTCTCTATTCTGATTATTACCAGCAATCTTATACATTTCCGTAGTGGGCATATACAAATTGCCTTGGATTAAAAGTTCTACAATGTGGCTTCTTGCATATTCATTCACTTTCCAACGTTTAAGACAAGCATTGACTATATCAGCAGCTTTCTGATCTCTTGGATCATTAGCAGTTGCCCACAGAATATCCCCAGAAGAATTAGGAGTAGTAGCATCTGTAGCATAATAGGATATAGCGGTGCTTACCTGTGAATCTTTATATAACGCCCGCATTATATTTATCTGTGTTCTAATATCTTCAATATCGGTATTACCCCTAAGATCAGAAGCGTGGTAAAAAGAACCAGCGATTACTGATCTTAATCGGGATAATTTAGATTTATGTTGTTTCGGATCTCCGAAAAGTTTATCATACCAACTTGCCATAATCAGTTAAATCTCCTATATTTTATACAAGGTTGTTTTGCAAGTCTGCATCTATTCCATAATGAGCAAAGAATGCACTTTCTTCCACTACTGGAATACCTAATGCTCTTGCACCAAGAATAGCTTCACCCTTGATATTGTCTTTAATATCACCAATAAGGACATAATCTATAAACTCATCATATTCAGTAACTACTACAGCACCATAGCTTTGTAATATAGTTGCAATATCCACTAATGAACCATGTTTGAATGTACCAGTAATAAATATTGTCTTATGTAAGAACAGTAGCGGAGCATCAAACTGTGCTAACTTCCCGGTATCTTTAATAACTATCTGTGAAGAATTAATTATGGCATCCAATTCAGTAAGGTTTTGGGGAACATTAAGCCACCTTGCAAATCTGATAGGTACTTCCATATCCAGTTCAGTAGTTATTCTGCGAGGGCCATCAAGATAATACTTAATAGTTTTATACTGATTATTACACTTATTGCAGAACTGAATTAACCAATCTTTAGATATTCCTATTTCTGCCGGGATTACTGCATGTATTATTTCCCACATAGATACTTCAATTTTGGTATCTGAATAATCCGGCAATAGCAGAAGATCAGATAATATTTGAAGTTCATTTGCTTTAATATGTTTTTTGACCTGTGCAGGAGTAGGCAATTTTAACCCAAGAGTGTTACAAAAATGTGCTATCTTCGGATAAAGTAATGAAGTACAGGAATTGTCAGTACAACACATAACTCCTGTTTCTGGAACATCTAAAATCTTACCGCAATATTCACAAGTAATTCTAACTGCAAGTCTATGTGAAGTTTTAGAAGATTGAGTATCACACCAAATGATATGCTGTCTATCAACAATAAGCTGTGATCCTTTTTGAACATTAAGCTTAACGGCTTCAGGATAATTCAAAGTAATCTTTGTATTACCATAAGACACATCATATTTGATATAACCATTAGTATCAGTAAACTTCTTTACTTTATCTACTTGTGCAGTTTTCAAATCTGCTGAATAGTAATATGGATCATTAGCACCTTCAAATATGATATACCCGGCAATAAAAGGATACTTAAATGGGTACTGAATATTACTGATATAATTTGCTAATAGTGCATCTGTAGGATTTTCAGGAATAGTCCATAAGGGCAACACTTCAAATCCACACATATTAGCCCAAGTAGTCATAGATGTAGGATCTATAATAGAAGTAGCACCGGTAACTACATTACCAACATAAAACTTATATCCGGGAGTACCTGATAACACATCAGCTTTAATATTGTCATATTCACAATTCGGTAAAAGACCATTAGAACTGGAAATCTTATCAGAATAGATAACTCCCCAAATATCCGTAATACCACCAGTAAGCTTAATAGCATTAGGTATCAATCTTAACTTAACCAATTCTTTTAAGAAGTCTTGACCTAAATCGGTTTTCTTATCATAGCCTAAATAGACATTCATTAGGCTACCTCTAGCATCATAGTGCAGAGTTAATTGTAACCCGGTAGGTACAATGTAAGCGAGAGATCCTGCTGGACAAACGGTTTTTGAAATTAGCATAAGAGCCTCCTTATTAAAATAAAAATTCACTTTTCCCTATATGGAAATCCGAAACCCGGAATTTGCCCTGGTCTTCCATTCGATCCGGGTCGATATGGATTACCACCATTAACTGCTGATATAACATTAAGTACAGATTTAGCTTGTGGTCTAACTTGATCTGCATTTAATATCAATGAATAACAAGCACCTGCAACAGAATCCGCCGCATCTTTGCCAATTCCACGGACATTGTAACCATTGGATAGTGAAGGTACTCCACTAATAGAATTGGTCTGGGGTTTATGATCAATTCGATCATTTATCCTTTGCAGATTAATCATTTCAACTTCTTGAAGTTCACATTTAATGAGTTCAAGTCGCTGATCATATAATAGGTTACGCAATGACATATAAGCATCCATATTAGTATCAACGGATAGCTTATCTGCAGGAATACCTTGTTGATTTAAATTTTCGCGAACATATGATGATTGATATTGGTCGGTAGTAACTTTCTGTATCCAGAAGCCGTTGCGTTTTAACCATAATAGGAAGTTAACTACTTTTTGAAAAGACATTCTGCCACCGCGAGGAGCACCAATAGATACTTGGAACAATTCTTTAAGGTATGGCATCATGATCTTCTTTTCGGTATTAATATCCACGACATTTTTAGTACCATCTTGAACTACTCCGCAAATACCAATGTGGTCAGATACTTCAGCCAAGTCCAAATGGATATATAACTGTAAATTCCGCAATTCTTTAGGTACAGCTTCAAGATGGAAATGGCGTTCAATAGTATCATTACTCTTACCATCTATTTCTATATAATCTTCATAGAACGGATTTTGTCTGTCAGATGTTACATTAGGTGAAATAAGTTCTTGCGTAATGAAACCCATAGCGCCCACTACGGATATACCAGCTATATCTCTTAATGCTATATCATAGTCTGCTCTAAAGTTAGGCTTATAATTAGCAGGTACTTCTAATACTTTATAACCTTCCAGTTCATAGGCTTTAAGATGTTCCGGATCATCATTCTCATCAGGAACTACAAAGCCACGCTTAAATCTATCACCAACAGTAATATGAAATCTTTCTTTGCTAAACCTAAATTCTGGTAATACTTCCCATTGAGGTTTATCAAAAAGATACATATGAGTATTACCAGCATCTAATTGTTGCTCTATATGTTCAGAAAGATAATCATTATCGCTATTTTTAGATGAACAAGTGAACATCTTACCATAAATGCGACCATGTAACTGAAATGTACCAGTAATACGAGCATTAGCAGTATCATACATCTTTTTCATATGATTTTTTGCAATCCCAATATCACGAGTACCTGCCCTAACAAAGTTAACCTCATCTAAAGCGCAATTATGTGCAATAAGCACGGATTCCCCAGCTAATACCATAAAGTTATGATATTCACCGGCATTAATAACATCGTAAACTGGGATAGGTTCATCATATATGAACTTTTTTATCTTAACAATCTGCGTATTTTTATATATACCACAATAAGATACACTTCTGGCTAATAGCGTGTCAGATATTGTAAGTTCACCTAATTCTTTATATTGACCATTTTCCAATAAGATTTTATGATCGGAAGTACCTTCAATAATACTTCCGTCATTCAGCTTAACTTTGATAGTTTCTTTAACATATTTAGTAAGTTTAATAGTAGCAGTACAGTAAACTACTCTGCCTTTATTATCTATCTGCTTAATTTCTTGTTCAGTATCGCAGGCATCAGCTAATGTAATATAACCATTAGTGGTTAATATTTTAGTATTACCTACAAGACACGCCCATAGCTGCATACCTAATAAATGCGCCGAATCTGATGCTGCAACGATTTCAATTTGATTACCTTCAGGGATATACAATGGTTTAGTTGCACTATTATTTTTAGATCCATGATCCATAAACCAAGGTGATCTGATTAATGTATCGTGGTATTCACGATAAGCAACTCCGAGCGCCAGGTCTTTAGTCAGATTTGCAAAAGCAATAGTTGCTCTAGATATTTCTTTTAATCCATAATACTTCTGCGGATTTCGGTAGCACATCAATAAATATGTCATATATGCCATACAAGAAACTGCGGTAGATGTTTTTCCAATACGCGTAGCACCGGAAAGGATAACTTCATATATATCATTAGTATTATCAAATACATCGTGATATACATTCCACCAACCGGGATATATTTGAGCGCCGTTACCATTAGTTTCACCAAGATAATATGGATCTGTCAAAAAGCGGTCTATGGATACCGGAACTTCTTTGAAATCTACAAGATATAATTGTTCAAGAGTTTGAGAATATCCTTTTTCAGACAATTCAGTTAAGATATTTATGAAATATCGTTGTTCTTGTGGAGAACTGACAGCATAAATATCCTTTATACGAGATATTACATCTTCATAATTTATAGCATCACTCGCAATTTGCAACTGTTCCACGGAAGTCCTCATCATCTAAATCAATCAAATCTTCTGCATTGTCAGGTGCTTGTTTTGTAAGTTCAGTAAGTAATGCCTGTGCACCATTTCTGATAGTATTCCTTGAAGCTTGTGGAATGATATTAGCCATAAAAGAATTTTGTGTATCATCTGATTGCGGTTGTGCATATACAGTGATATCCATTTCCAGATAAGGCTGTAATAACTTCTGACTTTCTATCATACTGGTCTGCAACTGACTTTGAACTTTTAACAGCAGCATCATAGTATCAGAATCAAACTCATCCATTTGTGCAAGATTTTGGTCAATACTGTCATAGAGCTTATCTTCAAGCCGGTCCATAAGTTCCGTGTACTTGATAATGCGTTCTACTTGATGGAGAATTCGTCTTAATGTAATATACTGTAATGCGGATTTAGTAGATGTTATATCACCAAAATTACATGCTAATAAAGCAGACCGCATTTCGTCTGTATGTGATTTCTGTTTAGCTGTGAGGGGGTCAACAAAATGAGTTACATTGTCTTCATCCGCCTCAAAAGTTTTAAGTGCGTTTTCTGACATATAAGAATATAAGTCCTTTTATATATGTTTATCTACATATATAAAAGGTTAGTATATAAAAATACCCTACCAGATTTATATTTCTGATAGGGTATATATAATTTGATATATTGTAATTATAGTATCTGCGGTTTACTTATCCCCTTTATTAGAACTCTTAATATCAAACATTACTGTTGCAAGATTGGCAATACTGTCTTTTGTTACTGCATCTTTGTTACCGGATTTGCCTAATACATCAATAGCTGCTTTGATGTACTTGAGTGCTTTATCAGTTGATGTAGAAGCCTTAATATCTTCGCAAGCATCAACACCTTTAAGGTAATCAATAATCTTTCTATTTGCCGTAGGATTATTAGGAATCTCTGTATTATGCCAGTAATTAGCATCTGCATCATCTTTGGAAATTCCGCTAACATCACAGAACTTTCTTATCCAATTACCTTCAGGAGCAAATGATTCTTTCATATTATCATGAATATAATTGAACAATTCTGTAGTAGACATCTTACTGATGTCAGTATTTGATACGACAGAAGCAACAGATGCATTACACGAAGTGATTTCATCAGACAATTCATCTTCAAATGCATCAGTTTCATAGCCATCATCAAAACGGATACGATACATAGGGCCTACATCAAATAAATCTGCCTCATCTTCAGTCAAAGGTCGAATTACTTCAACAACCTGCCCTGACCTATCGTTTAATTGAGTATCCTGACCATGTGAGTCAAATACTTTCTTCGTACTCGCTTCAACAGTTGTAGATACATTCTTTGAAATTCTCATTGTATATTACTCCTCCTCAAATGGATTAACTAATCTATCGGGCTCTTCTTCAATAACTTCATCATTTTCTTCAACTACATCATTTTCATCTAAATGACGATGTTGAATATTACCCATACGGAATACTTCCGTATCAGTTTCTACAACTTCTTCAGTATCCTCTGGGATTACAACACTATACAAATCTGCAAGAGCATTATTCTGATCATAGTCTTCAATGGATTTTTCCAATGCATTAAAAGCATCTTCAAATTCCGGGTGATCATCTTCAGATAATTCATTATATGTTGTCTGGATCTTCTGCTTGAGCATTTTTAATGCTTTCTGCATTTCTCCTTTATCTGGGAATGTCTTATAACAAGCAATTTCCAAATTAGCAAGTGCTTCAATAGTTGGATATTCCCAAAGATAATCCATTAGAAACTGATATAACTTGCGATATTTGGCTTGAATATCTACTGATGTTATTAATGTGTCGGCCATATTAGATTACTCACCATACAATTCATCAAGAACTTCAGAAATAGCAATACCAAGAACATAGCAACGGATAGTTACATCAAACCACTCATAATCCTGAGACATAAAATGCTTGCCAACTTCTTCTGCCGGAGTACCATATTCAGATAGAGCTTCAACTAACCAATCCTCACCATCCGTACTGTCAAATAGATACTCTTTAGCCTGTTCACGATTAAATGTATAACTTCCAGAGCCATTACCCGTAACGGAATCATCTACCCAAAGGTCATCATTAAGAGTGGTTTCAAATTCATAACGATCAGGATAATCTGCAAGATCATAATTATCTTCAATTGCCTGTCTAACATCATCTTTTACTGCTTCAAGATAATTGTATGCCATAATATTAAATCTCCTTAATTAAATATCAGGAATATAGGTACTTTAAGATAGTACACTTAAAGTACCTATATGTAGTAAAGGTTAATCCATCTGATCGATATAATCGCTCAAATCCTTGGCTACATTTTCCATACCCAAACGGAATACCAAATCATGCAAGAAGCAAAGCATATTCTTTGGTTTATCCGGAGAATAAAGATGCATCTGCTCTTTCATTCTCTGATCATGATAGGTTGCAATAGCTGCCACACCTTCTTTATGGTTATAAATAGCATCCTCAAGATCTGATTTAGCTATATTGATATTCTTCAAAGCTTCAACTCTTACTGACACATCAGGATCATTAGCCAAATCATGCAGAAGTTCTTTGGAAGTATTCTTATGTCTTGCTATACGAGTACGATTTCTCACAGATGGGAAATGCTTATATATGGTATCCAATGCCTTTTCTGGAGTATTATCGTTGAACAAGATAGCCTGAATCAGAAAACCGTGTAATCTGTCTTTAGGATCATCTTCAACTCCATAAACGGAACGATTAGTCAGCTTGATAAGAACCTTGGGATCTTCTGTTTCATGTGCAGTATGAATGAAATCATTAATCTCTGCCTTTGTGATAATCTTCTCTGTCATCTTTGTTGTCTTTGTCATAATAGTCACCAAACCTTTCTTTTAGTTTTGTTTTTGGTTATGTCTATATGATAAATGATAGGATGAGCCAATATTGTCCCATCCTCAAACTTTGTAAATCACCTGTGGAATTTCAGCACTTTCTACACCATGTCGGGTGCAAGTAGCAGACTTAACCGGAACTACCTTACCAGACTTCAAGTGTCTAACATGACTTCTTCTAGCCCAAGACATTGTAGTATACACCCTCTGCACATTCTGCTTGTTCACAGTCTTTGGCTTCTTTACAGATACCACCTTAATCTTACCAAAATGTCTTTCCTTGCGAAGTTCAATATCTGAAGTACCGATAGAATATGTCCCAGATACACTTCTATGTGTAGAAACTTTAGTAGTATTCTGTGAAAGCATATAGTTTATGTACTGGAACATTTCAAGGATAGGTCCGGCACTACAAAATAACATACTATTAAGATCACGGTCTATAGCAACTTCCAAAGTATTAGCGACTACATCCCTAACCCAATTGCCATTAAGTATTACACCATCAGGAGTAGAATACTTGCCCTTTTTGGCAATCTTCTGCAAATCTTTCGGCAGATAGAATTCATAATTTTCAATAACACCGCCAACATGATACTCAGTACGAAGGTAATCAGAAAGCAAATCAACACGCATTTTAGCAATAACATCATTTGGCAAACCGGCAAAATCTGGATGATACCGTAACATAGTCATATGTTCTTCCTTATCAAGTAGTTTAACTTTTACAACTACATGACAAGCTAAATACCAAGCGGAAACTTGTACTGTCATATATTTACAAGGTCTTATAAGAGAATTAAATTCAACAGTTGAATTTGTCGGATCATCTACAGTACCTTGAAACATCAAAGGATAGTAGTGATCCATAGATATACGGAAATAATCTTCTTCTACATCAAGAACTTTCCAATGTGTAAAGCGTCTTTCAGCTCGGTCAATAAATGAACCTTCTTCAAATGGAGGAAGTGCTGCAAATGCTCCATTTTCTTTGCAATACTGAATTACTTCAGCATTAACTGACTGCATATCCTCTTCAGTAACATCAGTAGCATCTACAATGTTATTCTTATAGAACTGCTCCTGCGATATGCCGGTATTGTAATTGTTCAACATATTGTTGATACATTCAGATACCTTGGATTCAATTTCTGTCTGGAGCATCGATTATATCCCCCTTATGAGTAATTTTGTATATTTATATAGTTAATTATAATATACAACTACAAGGAATACAAGTAAATTTTGAAATTATTTCAAAATTTAATCTAAAACTCGCTGATAAATCTTATTTAAGGCTACTGACAACAAGGTAGTATTAACGAATACAGCATCAGCAGAAGTTTGTCTCTTGGACTTATGATGAGTAAGATAATCAGCGGCACCATTTATTACACCCCAAGCAGTTCCTACAAAATTCTGATTATCATCATTCTGATAACAAGCAAGGAACTCTCCACGCTTACTGTCAAAGTTTAACTTCTGATGTGCCGACATAGTTTCCGGATTATATTCAAACACTTCGTTAAATATCTTAATGACATCCTGATACTGAATATGCTTGGTTGCAAGCTGATCAGCCGTTACTTGAAAAGTATTCATATATCCGGCAACATCTTTCATCATATTTCTAGCGGTAAGAATTCTGCTATCCATTTGGGATGAATGTCTAATGCTAACCGTATTTGGGGATTGTCTAAAAGATACATTAAACTGATTTTGGCAGATTATTCTTAATGGAGATATTGTGGCCTTTACAGAACTTGAGCCATCATGACTGTTCTGGAAAATGATATAAGGAGTAATAGCATCACCAAGAACATCTACTTTTGGGATTTTAGCAATAATATAGATTAAGCCTTTATCAGTTTCCCCGGCTTTAACATACTCAAAGCCATCACAGTCCTGACCGATATAGTCAATAAAACTAAATGCATCAGAGTTCTGACATACTTCATACTTACTGGATACAACACCATACACCTTACCGGTATTGGCATTAGCAGTAAACATCTTATCAGGATATTCTTCAAATGCATTCTTTTCATTTAAGAAAAACATCGGTTTCTTAACTACCTGGTAATCAAGTTTGGCTGCGGATAATACTTCTTTTGATGTATGAAATGTCGCTACATCAGTTCCGATATTTGCAAATGTTGATGTTCTTGGCATTTGAAGTTCCCCCATACACTATATTTTAACGATTATATCACTATTTTGTTTTGCCTAGCAGTATTTCAACCAACTGCGGATTATTCTTAAAATCCAACTGACCGTCTACGATATATTTAGAAATACCATCTTTTGTCATAATCATATTATGAACCTTATCATCTACCGTATCACGAGTAATAATGCTATACACATTAACTGTACTTGTAGTTCCGGCTCTATGACATCTATCTTCTGCCTGTTCAAATTTAGCATAATTCCAAGGTTCATCATAGAAGATTACATTATGTGCTACAGTTAATGTATGTGATACCCCTAATGCTTCAGTAGTACCCATAAGTATCATACAATTAGGATCATTTATAAACTTCTGTTTCTGATCTTCACGATCCTGTTGTTTCATAGTACCAGTATATACGCAGACATTATACCGACTGGCTAAAAATCTATATATAGTCCTTAAAGTTTCTACCCAGTTGGAAAATATAACTACTTTTTCACCATTAGCTACAATATTAGTAACTAATTCCCAAAGTCGCTGAAGTTTAGCATTTTTCGCAAAATAATCTTTATCTACTTTAAGGGTATTATCTACTAATTCCGGGCATCCATTAACTTGACGAAGCCTTAAAAACTTTACCGCAGGATTAGGGGATGCTTTGATTTCTTCAGAATGTGCCAACATATCAATAACAATAGTTCTATATAACTGTGTCTGATATGGAGTGTTATCTACATATTCAATGGTATGTAACTTTTCAGGAAGATCCAAAATATCTTTCTTTAACCTACGGATCATCTTACCCTGCAACCACTCTTTAAGCTCTGGAATATTCTTATAAGTAAGGATTTCGTGATCCCCAAAACCACCAAATACGCAGAAATTCTGTTGCCATTTATAGAAACTTGTAAAATGATGACCATCCACTAATTTAAGTGGTACATAAACATCCGTAGGTTTATTAACAATAGGAGTACCAGTCATAGGTATCCATTCAACTGGAACTCGGAGTGACTTCTTTAACTCTAATAGTTGACGACCATTTTGAGATTGTGCAGAAGCATTGCGGTGACACTCATCAATTGCTATCATACCAATATAATCATTATTGCATAATAAAGATAACTGCTCCCTTATAGCATAATGTCTGCTTTGCTTATATCTGATAGCTTCTATATTCATAATGATAAAGAATGGTAAAGGATCACCATCTTTCTTACCGTACATTCTTCCGGACATAAGATCTTTTAACTTATCTGCACTGGAAGTATCTGTATTGATAGTACCATCACGCCTTATACGGCTGCCTAATATGTATGGAATTTCTTGACCATTAGTATGTTTAGTAATTTCAGATGCCCAGTTATACTTAGCACTATTAAGGCAGACTATAATAAGACAATGTTGAATACCATATCTTTTCCGATTATATAATGCAAGATTTAACACTTCTAATGTCTTACCGGCACCCATCTGATCAGCTAAGATAAATCCACTAAAATCGTTATGGTTTTGCTTATCAATAGCATATTTAAGAAAATCAAGCTGATGTGGAAATAACTTACTACCGAGTTCAACATAATGATCTACATCAGAAATATCAATATCCGGAATATTAGTAGTAGCATCTAATGTAGCATTTTCTGAAATATTCTCATTATTATATACATCAACTAAATGCTCATACGGAGTACCCTTGAATTTATCCAACAAAAAGCCAAGACGATCTTTAGGAATAGTCCAATATTTATTTGCACCATCAAATCTGCGACCAGGAACTTCTTTAATCAGTTCAACTATATTCGCATCATAATGGAAGTGTATTTTATATATATCATTGTCTTGAACTACTGTTATCATCTTCTATTAATGTTAATACTTTTGGACCACTTGCAGTAGCTCCACCACAAGCACTTGTAAGAGTTACGGCAACTTCCCCAGTTACTTCAAGGTTGTAAATATCTACTCCTTGTGCAAACATGTTATTCTTCTTCACTTCGTTGCTCATAGCATACCGCATGTACTTCTACAGTATTTAATGTATACATCACATCAGTTTCCGCATAACCATTACCAAGATGTGAATCTCTTGATCCATTACCTTCAATGGCTATGGTTGGAAAATCATCAGAGATATTTTTCAACATCACCTTCAATACCAAGGTCTTCATCACCAAAGTGTTTCTTACATACGGCAATAGGGTAGCTTTCAATTTCAGAAGTCCAAAGTGCTTTACCTCCGGCACGAGTAAATGCCAAAGGAAAAGAGCCTATGCCATCGAACAAACTAGCGAGAGTAGGAGTTTCCACACCATCTGCTCTCAACTGATCATTAACTCTATACAGGAGCCATTGCCAAAAAGGTAGGGCTATACCATTACCAAGGGCCTTATATTTTGGGGCATCGGCATCTTTATGTTTCTTACCATTTTCATCTACCCATTCACCAATGTCGCACCAACCATCCGGCATACCTTGAAGACGTTCACATTCACGGGGGGTTAATCTTCTTACTACGGCATTATTAGACATATTAGTATCTCCTTTATAAGTACAAGGTATATGATCGCTATCTGTAGCTGCGGAATTTAGAGTTTTTGCTTGTTCTTCGGATTGGGTTTGATTATAAGTGTCTACCCCATAAACTAAACCACCATTAGCAGCATCGTGTTGCATATTAGCACCAAGAGTTTGATTAATTTCTCCCATATTATAGCGAGCATCTTGAGCATGGCTTTCTACTGCCATAGATGTTTCCATAACCATAGGAGTATTATTGCCACCGGTACCCATCCGGCCAGATAATGTTTGGAATGTATCATCTTCGCAGATTTTTATTCTGCTATCATTTGGATGGTTTTCTAATACATAAGTCTGCTGATGTGTTCCAGGCTCTGCGGATAATGATCCAGATTTATCTCCCAAATCCCTCACCTCTTCTCTTTCATTTTGAGCAAATACAACATAGTTTCTATTGTCATTAGTTAAAGTATGACATGGATCTCCGGGTTGAGGATTAGTTCCATTTATAGGGGAAGTAATATTAACTCCCGGATATACTACGGGTTCAACTATCAAAGATGTATCACCTCGGACTGCCATATTTTGATCAGCAGTTAAAGTACCGGTAACATCATTTTCTTTATATCCATAATGCTGATGTGCATCCATACAAACTGCATCAGATGAAGTATTTTGAACCACCATCATTCCCCCTTGATTACAAGCAGGATTACCACCATTAAGATCTAAAGTTCTTGTAGTATCTGCTTCATATATTCCGCTATGTGGGTTAGGGGATTTCATAGCATTACTATCGTATGCAGATATTCCATAACATACTGCATGTGGAGTTCCATGACTTTCTGCAGCTAATGTAGGAGATACATCTACCCCATATCCAACCATACCTTTACCACCTTGTTGATCTATGCCGTAAGCTACTACAGCTTGATTTTGAGAAGTAGATAATGTAACAGATACTTCTTCTTCATAACCTAATCCGTGGGCATCTGCACTTTGACCTGGCTTAAACCCGGCACATAATATTGCTTGTTGATTATCTCCAGCTTCAGCTCTCAATGTTCCAGTTACTCCATCTTCATAAATATGACCACCTACTCGTGATGCTGCTCCGGGTTCAAATGCGATAGGTTCTACTACCATAGGTACATATCCACCACCCATTCCCATACTTGCAGGAAGTGTAGTACATATTCCATCTGTTTGAATAGTAGCATGATTCTGGTTACTTTCCAAAATGATAGGCTGATGTCCGCGTTCTTGTGCTCGTAATGTTGCAGTAACATCTTCTGATACTTCCATTACAGAGCCACCTTGATCATTAAGACATACTACTGGTTCTCCACCATGAGTAGTAGTTAATGTAGGGGATTGGTCTTTAGTTATATTCACTTGTGACTTTCCTCCCCCCTGATCTACGCAATAAATTGTTTTATCTTTCATCATCTACTACCTGCACTACCAATGGTTGATTGTTTCCACCCATACCAAATGTTGCTGAAACTGTCTGACATATATCACCTAAAGGTCTATATCTGGTATCCTGACCGTGATTTTCAAACACTTGGGGCAATTCTGTCGTCTTTTGATTTACTATCATCTTCATCATCAATCATAAATGTAGCAATTTGCCCACTCACAGTCAATGCCGGACAAAGTTCAATACAATACTCAATATCATGCCCAGCACCACGAGTATACACAAAAGCACTACTTATAATCATCTTCAACACTACATACAATTAAAGGATCTTTATAATCCCTTGCCTTTAACGGAGCAGTAAGTTCCACTTCAGAAGTACAGTGGAATGTTTCAAGACAGATAGTATAGCCACTATCTTTCTGATCATCATTCTGATTTTTGAACAACCCATTTTCCATCATCAATATCTTGATTTCTAATTCCTTTATAATCTGATGCACATAAAGAACCTACTGTGTCATTTTTAGTTACGAATTGGTCATTACCCCGCCCGGACCTCTTGCTACCAATGTCTGTGCTACATCTTTCTCTATTGAGAAGTCGTATTTCGCATTCTGACCCTGATTGAATGATGCCCTGTCTATTGCATAAGTCACATTCTGGGGGGTAGGTGAAGTTACAACATACATATCATTAGCAGCTTCTTGAACTCCTAATTTACTGTAACCAGCGGCACATAATGCTCCGGTAGTATCTTGATAAGATCCAGTCTGCATTACATAACTTTCACCACCACCATAACGACATTCAGCAGCATACAAACTTTCAGCAATACCATCTTCCGGTTGAATATGTTTACTCTGAATATCCCAAGGGTTAAGGCAACCAGTTTCAGGTTTATCTTCTAAAACATATGGATATTCTTGACCTACCTGACCACCACCGTTAGTATTCACACAATACATAGTATTAGCACTACTGGCAATTAACGTAGGAGTAGTATCACCCATATAGATACGATTACCCATATCAAACTTTCCAGGTTGAATTTCAAAAGTAGTAATACTCTCATCAAACTCAGTAGTTTCAATATTAAGTAGTTCTTTTAACTGATACCAAATATCTGCATCTGGAATAGCAAAACACTTATCCTGCCTAAACCAATGTTCTACTAAGGTTTTAGGTTTATTAAGCTTTTCTGCAATAACATCTGTAGAAATCATCTTATGTGATCGTAAGCACTTTTTTAGATTTTCAATATCTACCGGATACTTTCTAACAGTAACTTCGGTTTCTACTTCCACATAAGATTTATTATCAGATGCAGAATTAGAATTAACCTGAAGTACACAAGGATACCATTGTCTGGGTTCCCCGTCACTAGTAGATAATGCAGTAGCAGTATCCGCATTAATAAAAGCATCCCCATTACCTTTAGTAACTACCCCATAAGCATTACTATTAATCAATGTTTTTGTTAAATGCGGACCACTTGCATGAGTTCCGGGAGCTAAAGTTCTGGCTACTCCAAGATCACTTCCAATCAAATCTTGCTGATGTGATGCCGTACTATTTACCGCATCACACCAGTCAGAAATCTGTTGTTGTTCAGATACTGATAACTCTCCGCTATCCATCCTCATCTGAATCATCAGATGAGGTATCTACATTTCCGGAAGTAACTTGTGCCTGATGTTCCAAAGCATCTTGAAGCATTTTAGGCAATTCCTTACCTCTACGAGCAGCACGATTTAATATTCCCTGACAAGCTTTAGCTGACAGATTATATTTAGGATCAGGATTCTGCTCCAGTATCTGTGAGAGTTTCGTCGGATTTGGATCCGTCGGTCTCTCCCCGCAATTCAAATAGTATTTTCGGGGCGGTGTCTCCGTCGAAATCAGCGAGAACACACACTCTCCTTCGTCTTTGCGGAACCCCCCAAAATTGGGCATCATGTACTCTCCAAGCGAGCGACCATTTGTCTCCCACAATACATCCTGAAAGAGGCCAGTCCCCTTGCTCTCCTTTCGGAGGTCGAGGAATAACGGCATCCGGCTCTGCGACCCTTGCGGTTTCTTCAAGTACGGCTCGGAAGTCTTCTCCATCGTTTGATGAGAAGGCTCCGCAGTTATGGCAAATAATTCCATTTGCGACATAAGTATTGTCCTCCAAGACACTTAAATTATATACAGTTTCTTTTTGATCTAATGGTTCAACACTAATTATTGCAGTATATTCCATTTCAATATGAGGTAAATTTTTATCATATACTGCAATACGGTGTAAGGTAGTAAGATTAGCTGCCGGAATAAACTCCAACTCACCATAACTACCATCGTCATTTACCTTACAACCATATATCGGATGATTAGGTGTACAGATTAAAGGTTCACCGCTACCCATATGAGTAATCTTAACTACTTCTTTATCTTCATGTACATATGTCTTTACTACCGGCATATATCTACCAGTATGAGTTAAAACTTTATCACCTACTTGAACATCAGCTATTCGCTTCTCTCCTTCTTCACAAGTAATTAAAGCATCTGCGATAAGGCAAACATTCTCCCATACCATATATCTTGGCATAATGTGGTCAGCATCACCTTTTTCAATACGCAATTTACTTTCATCACGCATTTCTTTAACTACACGAATCTGTTCCATAAATAGCCCAGATCGTTCTCCAGCAAGACCTTTACGCAATCCAGCTACCGAAAGATCCTGACACGGACTACCTCCAGTCACTACATCCACAAGCGGAACTTTATGACCATCAATCTTTGTTATATCCCCAAAATGTTTGATAACAATCAACTCCTTCCAAGAAAAACATATTCATAATATAATATAACGAGTTACAGTAATTTTAATGGTAATTCAAACAAATAGTTAGGTTTAGGAACATCTGTTATTTCTTTACCTTCGCAAATGTCTACTATGTGTTCGCATAAGGGGGGGGGTATTACAGATCGTTCTCTGGCATTCTTCATACCTTGAGTACCGGTTCTTGATCCGCGGGGAGCAGCCACATGACATTTAGCACCGGGTTTACATAATGGCTTAAATTGAGGATTAGGATGATTAGTCCAAATATCAGTAGGTTTTTGACGAGTGTCCCCATATTGACAATAAGATACTGTGTACCTTGGCAGTCCTTGCATAAATGTCATTGTGCGTAGACCACCTCTCGGATTTTCAATAAAATAATATGTAGGGTTTAATTCTTTTATAAGTTCTACTACATGTGCATTACACTCATCGCAGAATTTAGCATAATCAGTTTTAGGATCAAGATTTCCAGTAACTGGGTTCTTACTACGATTATGACCAATACCGGCGACAGAATACGAACTGCAGTCCGGGGAGGCCCACACTACATCAGGATGACCAAACAATTCTAATACTCTATCAGCAGTAAGTTTAGAAATATCTTCATACAGATTAATATTCTCAAAGGATTTATCCCATTCAACAGAAAATACTTCGTGACCTCTGGCTTCAAATGCCTTACCAATACTACGAGTACCTGCAAACAACTCTAATACTTTCAATGTAGAATTTCTCCATTTGACACACAAAGAAGAAGCTGGATACTCTCCGACTTCTTCCAGAGATTGAACTTACTTATTTAATGACTTCTTAGACCAATTATGCGGAATAGAATACAGTACGAAATGCACATCCGGATCATCTACACAAGTTACCCATTTAGATGTAATAGGATAACCCTGCTTACGGAGATCATATACTACCCTATGTACCTGATCTGGTCTGATACCATAGTCATTTTCAAGATCACCGACAGCCATCTTCTTATGTTGTACCAGATAATGTTCTACTGTATCCTTCATAGTAAGTGGTTTCTTTTTAGTCGCCATAGGAAAAATACCTCCGTATAAGTATAATTGAAATATACAATTATTTTAACATATCACAGATTTAGTGCAATATGTGATACAGTTGCTTATCCAAAATTGTAACAATTTTGTTATACACCACCAACAACAAATCGGCTACCCCATAAGCGAGGTAGCCGGATACGAATATGATCAATAGCAAAAAACAAAAGAGTAAAAATTCCATTTACTTACTTAACATTTAATGTCTTATAAGTGCTGACCTTAATGAACTGATTGTAATTATCACCAAGGAATTCCTTAAGCTTATTCACATCAGGATCAGACTTACTGCGATCACCATAGGTAACTACATATCCATCACCGATAACGATCAACGGCTTTGTCTTTTTAGTTTCATCCGGGATACCATGAGCAAGAACATAATCTATGATATCTTCTTTAAGGCTATCTTCACGGATATCCAGCTTCTTCTTCAAAGCCTTTACCTTACGCAACTTTTCAATCTTAACTTCCAATTCAGCTTTAGTCTTACACATAATTCCTACCTCCTGGTACATCGATCAAATTTGTTTATGTGTTTACACTATTATTATACTACAAAATTGTAGTGATTTGGAAGATTAAATGCAATGTAACAAAAATGTAACAATCAATCAAAATCTTCCGGATAGTATTCGATTGGAGATCCATGTTCATCGCAATATTCATAAGCAAAATCGCTATAAGTATTAAGACCACGGACTATTGCCTTATCTTTCATCCAGTCATCAATAAGTTCACCTAATTTACGCTGACAGAACTCACGATACTGTGTTTCAGTATATCGGTAAGTATCATCATTCATAAACATAAGAACTATTTTCGGATCATTTAACCAGCGATACATATCTGAAATACAAGCTTCATGAAGATCCTCTATCGGAATAGTAACTTCATATTCCATTTCTTTAGTATCATCTTCTGTAACTAATACATCATAAGTTGCGGTATAGTCGCAATAATCAGAATACTTATCTTCAAACTGATCAATAAGGGCATCATCCTGATACAGTTCGTTGAGTTCTTCATCTTGAATGTTAAACATCTGATCTTCAGTAAGCATGTTATTATTTCCTTTCTTATTAGTGAAACCTTTCCGGGTATGTTTCCCGATATTTATCCCAGTCCAATCCTAATGCGATAAAATCATCTACTTCATCAAAATAAGCAAATGAGAAAAAAGCATTAGGCAAACTACGATCAGGAATACTGAATTCTAAATGCGAAGGAGTATATTGACAATAAGCAACTGTCACATCATAGCCTTTATATTTAAATGTATTTCGTTTCGCATCAATCATCAAGAGTATCCCAATCCAGTATATCTGCTCCAGGGCAATATACATCCTTAACCCAATTTATAGCATCTTTAGGAGATACTGCATATACATCTACACGGGAATGCCTATCATCTGGAGATACAAAGAATACACGATACTGTATTTCCTGAACATTAACAAAAGAATTAGACTGATCTGAAATATCTTCTAATTGAGCATCTACCCATTCTTCAGCTTCATCGGCAGATACAAATTCCATATCACCAATGAAAACACCGGTATCATCTTCCAATATAGAATATCCACGATATGTATAAAAATTATCTTCCACAGCCATACTCCTAAAAATACATTCACTATCAATAAAGGTTTACTGTTTTATATTTTAGGTTCAAGTATCTTACACAACTTCCGATATTCCGGAGCAGAAACCTTAAGATACAACATATCCAATGTAGCCAACATATCTTCTGAACACTGCTTATATACAGACAATACTGTACATATAGTATCAAGATCAATATTGGCATCCACCAAATCACCAAACAACTGCTTTAATGGATTCATATGCTTAACAGTAATGCGAGGATTATTGCCCTTACTTGGCTTAAAAACAGTAACCTTATGTATAGGCTTATTAATATCTTCTGATGTATCTATTACCGGAGTATCTTCTAAAATCCCCATAGGTTCATCAATACCACGAATTTCCAAAGGTAAATCTTTAGATACTGTAAGTTCACCTGATTTTGCTGATACATACAATTCATGATCCCGTTCAAACATAGCAAGACCTTTTTTAGTGTCAATGTGCATAAATGCACATAATGCTTTCAAATGCAAAGGATTAGGAATGTATTTACCATTTAACCATGTACCTACAGTAGATTTATCAACTTCCAGCATATTCGCAATTTGCTGATTAGTTAGATTATTAGATTTAACCAATTTTTTCCATTCGGTATTAACTATAATCTTCGGCTTGCCCATAATCTGACACCTCAAAAAAATATTTGTATATATAATATAACGATTTTAGACAAAAGAATAGATACCCCAGATTGAGGTATCTATTCAGCGTATTGGAGGGTACCTAAAGAATTAGGTCGGCAGATTATAATCCGTCAGCAGCTATGGAACCTTGAGGAAGTGCGATAAGATCAACTGTAAGGTTCTCAATTACACCATTGACAACAATGACGATTTTACCAACTACAGAGTTAGCATTAACCTGATCAAGTCCGTTTACATCAGCAGCCATCTGAACTGCATAATCTTCAATAGCACCAATATCCCGCATAGTATCAAGAAGAGGTGTCACGCCTGTGTAAAATTTTGAAAAGGCCTCGCCATTATTGTATGACCATTGTATTCCAAGACCAACTCTAAATACTACATCTTCAATAGCATTGAACAACTTTCTTGTAGAAAGGTTCTGAAGTGCCTGATAAGTTGCCGGTGGAATATTAAAGAGAGTTGAGTTACCCCAAAGAGTAGGACCCATATCAGGCATTGTTGTGATGACATTAACTCTGACACCTTCAGAAGACTGCCACTGATCAAGCAAGTTCTTAGGTACAGTATAATCCAACTTACCGAGAGCAACATTGTTCTTTCTGGAAGTAGGCATTGCCCATTCATATTGGGAAGCCTGATTAAGTATCATAGCTCTTTCAATCATAAGTGCTTGGAAAGAAGGAGTAGCAGGTGCTTGTCTGGAAGTACCTACATAAGTGTATTGACCCCAAGGAGCAAATAATGCTGCGTGAGTTGTGAACAGAGTATCATTTCTTTCTTCAGCAAGAGCAGAAAGCTGTTGAGCATATCCACGGTTGTTCTCATCTTCATCCCAAACTCTATTTCTAGGAAGGGACTTCGGAATGTCGATGTAAGCAGTAGCACATCTACTTACATATGCAATATCCATTAACTTTGCATGTATCGGAGATACAGACATATTTGTAATAACCATATCCGGATTAATTGCAAGGATATTCTGGTCATCCCAAGGGCTTACAAGTCTATTAGGATTATAGGTAAGCTGATCTTTCAGAAGATCATATACCCCCTGATATGCACTTGTACCAACACAATGAGTATATACCCATTCATTAAATCTAAGCGAAGCCGCCGTAGTTGCTGTAGCGGTATTCTTAACAGAAGTAAGTGCGGCTACATAAGTAGATGTTTCACCGGCGTCACCAAATCTTGCATCTGCCAGATCAATAGCTTCCTGAACCATAGCAGGAGCTTCACCAAGAGCAAAGTCATCAGATCCACCAACAAGTGCAACATTAGTAGTAGTTACTAAATCATCTTCAGTAGGCTGACCGCTGATTTCAAATGTTACAAAATTAGATTCAAGAGCATCAATTGATGGGATTGTATCAGTAGCGTTAGCAGGATCAAGTACAAATACCTTATTCTCTACGGCTGTCTGACCACCAGTAGCATCAACAGAATAAATGATAAGGTTAAGGTAGAAAGTAGTAGCACCAAGCTTCTGCTTTGTAATCTTAACTCTTAAATTATTACCGAAAGTACCAGCATACTTTGCCTTGATTTCAAGTGTGCCAGTTGTTCCAGTAGAACTATCACCATCAACTTCCGGAATACTAGCAGAAGCATGAGCACCGGGGCAAAGTCGGCAAGCAAGTACGGCATATCCTGATGTAAGATATGTCATAGCCTGCTGATAGGAATAGTCCTTTGTAATTCTGTAGTTACTGGAAGGACCACGATATGTAGATACAAAAGCTTCTAATCCTGCTTGTGTTGCAGGAAATCTTGTCCAACCAATACCCTCAAGTTCCGTAGCTACATCAATCCCCAGACTATTAGGATCTTCAAAAGCGGGACCCCAACAAGCCGTAATAGGCATTGCTACTGTACAATAGTCAGCATTTGGAACACTATAGGTATAAGACCTTGAAATTTCATTTACCGTAATGTTAGCCATTAGGTGTTTCCTCCTCTAAAATATTATCTGATTTGTTTGTAGTTGAGGTCAGTTCAGGAAGTTTAGCTTCTTCAGTTACAGCTTTTTTACTATGTCTGCCACGCTTTGTAGTAATGCTATTCAATTTGGTTTCTTTAATACCAAATATTCTAGTCATACCGGAAGCATTGACATACCCAGGTACTTCCTTAACATCACCAGGATTAAATGTAATTCCGTAAAAAGTTTTTGTAGAACAACTGATGTTTTTGTATTTAATCATGCAATATTACCTCTTATATGTATTTAAGGTTATCATTGTGGAACAGTAAATTCCCCTGTATATTCTAATAAATTCTTACGGCTGGGAATGGTTTGAATTTCCTTATAAGGGATAGGCCATTTATCTATTTTCTTAATGTTAATGGATTTAATTTTTAAATAAGATGCATCTTCAGCATGTATATCTTTAATATGATCAAAATGTTCGGGATCCGTAAGTTCAGCAATATCATTAATGTTAAAAATAAATGCTCGTTGATATGTAATAAACAATACAATGACTACCCCATAATTACCGAATATAGTAGATTTCCAACATAGTCCATTACGTTGAGTATCGGTTAATTGATCAAAAGAAAACCTGTCCTGCTCGGTAGCCTTGCTCTCTATCCAATACTCATAGGGGTATTTGTATAGATGGAAGTCACAGATGTTCCTTGATACCATATAAAGACCAGACATCTGATCTGGGATACGGTCAAAGCTATAACCATCAGCCGGTCTATCTAACCATTGTTGAATTCTTTCTTCTGCCTGTTTACCAAGAGATTTAGACATCATATCCCCCAAAGATGTAGTATTTTGTTATATACAAAAAAGGTTGACCGCAAAAACGATCAACCTGGGTAAACAGAAATGGTTTATATTAAATATCATCTGCACCATCGGCTTAATCGGTAGTTTCCCAACTAATGCAAACTTCATCTTCTCTATTAGATTTAGCTACATTATATTTAAGGGTATATCCTTCTGATTCCAGTTCTTCTTTAAGTTCTGTACTTAACTTATGGTTAAGAACTACGCAAGTTTCACCAGTATTAGCTGCGGAATTGATCAGATTAGCTACACCAATCTTTTCTAATTCATAAGCAGCGGTATCAGATACTGCCTTTACATCAGCAGCAGATTTAAGTTCTTTGAGTTCATCTTGTGGTATTAATGACATAATGTAATCTCCTTTAATCATCAATATAGATCTTTAGTGGAGTATGGAACTTCACCACCAAAATCAATAGCTTCCATCCATTCATCAGGAGAATAGGTATGAGATTTTCCAGTAATTTCATTTGTAATTTCTACATAATCCCCATTAGATGCAAGTTCATGTGCCTTATCTATAGCCTCATCAAAATCTCCAGTAGCAAGATTATCATCAAGACCCCGTAAATTACTATCAAAATATCCAGCCACATAATATTTATACAATTCACCATTGTCATCGTAATGACTATCAGATGAACTGGCACTTACCATATTAGCCTTATATCTGGTAGAACTAATTACTTTATCACAAGCATTAATATCATCATCCCAATATTCCGGAATATGATCAAAACCAAGTTCCTTAACATCTAAAGGAGTTTCATTACCGGACATATCCACTACTGTAAAAGTATCAGAAAGATATTCATCCATTACAGATAAAAGAGATTTAAGTGATTGTTTAGCTTTACCTGAAGATGTAAACCACCACTCCGGATGTCTATCCATTTTCTCCTTACTTACCCACAATTCCTTATTCTTTCGCCAGTCTTTTACAAGATAATAAGTACCCTCATCTGAAACTGACTTAATTGTATATTTAGCAGAATTAGTTGAAGCCGTAACACTATGTAATATCTTCATATATATATCTCCTATTAAACAATTACATTATCTTCTGCTACTGGACCATCAAAGATTTCAAAATCCGGCAAGATATAATCTCCACCGACATAAAAGCCAAATCCCATAGACATATCATCCTGATAGCTATACTCCAACTCACGCATAAACCAATGATACAAAGCATCAATATCTACCTTGGATACATCAGTTTCTGCATCGTATCCCCCCTCTTCTGTTGGGAATACCGGATCTCCGAGAGAGTTCATATAATTAAGCACTTGGGTAGCTGCACGAGTATCAGATTTAAGCAACTCATACAACTTATCGCACTCCATATACTTCGGATCACATGAACCTAAAAACTCACCCTTATAGAAAAACTTAACCTGATCATCTTTAGGCATAGTGGATGCCGTTACCTTATCACAAGCCTCAACATCATCACAAGGAACAACATCACCATTCTTCTGACAATAACCTATGCGATCGAGGTATCTATTGATTTCAGTTTCAGAAGGAATATCATACTGCTTTAACTCATCAGCAGTAAGAAATCTATCAAGCCATACTGCGGTAAGATAATTCGGTAAATCCTTTGTCCTAACAACAGAAACACCTGATGGAATAGTTCCCGGACCAATACCATGCTTAAAAATATATAAATACCCACCCTTGGGAGTATATCTATCAGATGCATTAATTAATCTTTTCATATGAATATTAACCTCGCAAATTAATCTATACTGATAATTAAGGTTTTTCAGAAACCGGTGAAGTGTCTAAATCTTCGTCTTCATCATCTACAATTAGCATTCCCAACATAAGTGCATTGGATTCAAATACCCTATGCAATAGGACACATATACAACTAATTCCAAACACCATAAATATGCCATTTAGAATTGTTGTACCTGCGATGATGAAAAGTAATGTTTCTGTATCCATTAAGTGATTTCCTTTATGTACTCTTCAATATCAACCTGACCGGGAAGCGGAATATCTGTATCTTTTTTAGATGGTGTACCACCTAATTTAGTGTAAGCATATTTTAATGCTTGAATGTATTGAGTTACTTTATGCGTCTTATTGATAGCTTCAAGTATCTCAATCATATCCTCTATACACCACAGTGCGGATTGATTAGTCATTTGACAGAACCTCCGAATATTTAATTAATATACAAATATTCAAGGTTTATCTGAGTGGCTTAAACATATCTACAGAATGTATTGTAGTAACAATATCTTTATAGATGGCTTCGTATATATCATCAGATACAATCTCTGCGAACACATATCCACTATAACTATCCGAATATATTACATATGTATCTATACCATGCTTCAAAGCAAATAATTTGATATTCAATACATAGTACAACTGGAAAATGTTAGAAATTTCAATATGATCTAATAATTTCAAATTAGGGGAAGTATAAAACCATACTTCGCTATAACTTGTGAAAGTATCATCCACATAAAGATCATTTGCAAATTTTACTAATTTATTCAGGAGTGAAGATACTTCTTGTACAGCTATTTCCTTATTACCTGGGATTTTAAAATTAGTATTCTGTGAAGATATAATACCTTTGATCTGATCTACTGTAAGCATCCCGATACCTCAATCTAAAAAAAATTGTAAGTGTTGCATCAGCCCTTTATCGGTTCGACACAACGATTATTTATTATCTAATTCTGCGTTTAACTCTGATCTTTTCTTAACACCCTTACCATGTAGGTGTCCTCGTTGTAATGTCCACATATCCGCATCTGGAACATTAAAGAATGTTTGAATAGTCTCCCAAAAATATACTGTACCTATACATTCTCCACGTTCTATCTTCCAGATATACTCTTTAGAATACCCTAACTTCTTACCTAATTTAGCTGATGATAGGTTATAGGATGTTCGTAAATTGTGTAAATTCAGATCAGTATTGTCTGACATTGTTATTTCTTCTCCCACTTTTCACAAGTTTCACACCTATGCATATAACATCCCTTTTCAAATTCGCAATTACCATATTTACCATCTTTGTGCTTATCCGAAACTGTCCAATGTCTACAATCTTGACAATATTTATGTGCTACGCCAAAAGATTGCAAAACTTCTGTTTTAAGATCATCAAGGTAAATCTCTATTCTTTCCTGTCTGCCTATATCTGTAAACCATTTCTTCTTGAAATTATCTCTTGCTTCATTCCAATCACCTTCGCAGGTATCACATGACAGATACCATTCTCTATCGTGAAATAACTGTGCAAGGTCTGATACGAGTTCATCAAGTTCCTTGTCTTTGAAATCTCCCACATGATCGTTCAACTGACTATAAAAATAATCTAAACTTCCTCCGCTCATTATTTCTTCTCCCAGTTTTTACAATCTGTAAACATAGCATAACTATGATCTAACCAATGCTGCTTAATATTACTTTGATTTCTCTCACACTTGATATTCTTACAATCTGATTTACTGCAAAATGTTATGTCCTCACTCATCTTGTTTCTCCTTTAAAATATGCCTGTCTTTGTTTATCTCAATATATGCGGTATTACTACAAACAACATCTTTATCCCTTAACCAATCTTGCATAAATTTTGATAAACACTCATCACAACAAGCATCTCTACTTTCAACACTTTCGCAACTGTCATTACCCCAATCATAATGTCCTGTTTTTATGTGATAATAACTTGCTATTTTATCTTTATCTAACCACGGCTTGTAATTAAATTCTTTACCACAAATATCACATATACCCACAGAACTTATAGTTTTCTCTACCTCTTGCATAACTTTTCTAGTTATTGTTTTAATCATCACTTCTTCTCCTTCTCAAAGCTCGTACATCTCTTGCAGTTCTCTGTGTTACCGCAAGTTCGGTAATACTTACAAGTCCGCTTTCCGGGTTTCGTTTGTGACGTGTATATCATCGCAATCACCTCTTTTATAATCTTTACATTCTCCTATGGAATAGCCTATTCTTATCCGTCATCATGAATGCTCCACATTTAGGGCAATACTTAAAGTTGTCATACCACCAATCCAAATCAGTATATTCACTTATATGTTCATCCTTGCATACTGAACAACGAGTGTATTGATTGTTACCTATGCTGAAAAACTCCCACTCACCTATGGGTCTTTCTTTAAGATTCTTGAGAGCAAAGTCAAGGGCCTCAATATAATGTCTGTCAAAATCGAGTTTTTTCATAAGCGACTTAACAGGGCTTAAGTATCTTATCGCCATTTTATTAGTCATTCTTCTTTCTCTCCACCACTTATAGCAATTGTAAATATCCACATTCAGATTTAAATTTATTTAGTAATTCTTCATTAGGGAAGCTACCACTGCAGATAAATTCATAATTACACCAAGGTTTATCTTTAGGAATTTTCTCATCACATTCAACAAGTATATGCCCATCACATTCAATATCTGTAAACCCATAAACTTCTAAAAGTTTATACATCTGACGTAAAAATAACAATGTACCATCACAGACACAATACAGATACAATCTATTGTCTTTTATCTCATATTTATATCCACTTCTTAAACTCATTATTGAAATTACCTTTATTGCCTAACGCTTTCTTTGCTATACAAAGAGCAAGTCCTTTTTCTTTATCGTAAGTATCTCCTTCCTGACACTTAACTACTGTCTTTGTACCATCATTCCAAAAAACAATAGTTGCAGGATCATTAAAGATAACTTTCTTGATTAGAGAAGCATCTTTGTGAGAGCTAACAAATTGAATAAAATAACAAACTGCATCTACTGCATCATTAGACCCGTTTTCAATAGGTTCTTTGTTGACAATAGAAACTTCTTTATGACAACGAAAGGCTTCACACATATCAAAGTATTCTTCATCTGAACATATGCCCTCTATTGTAATATTTTTATTATTAATATAAGTATCTATATATGATCTATCCAACGATAAAATAATCATAACTAATCACCTCTTTCGCAATATTCAATAAGATAGTGATGTATAGAAGTTCCTCCGAAAAGGTTAATCTTCCAGTTTCTCAATGGTACACCACAACCACCGGCTTTCGTTCGCGGATTAGCTCGCGCCCCATATCTCGACATTAGTATTTCATTCAGCCGTTGCGCTTTAGATATGTAGGACTTGGCAGGAAGGTGAGGACTTGAACCCCAATCTTACGGTTTTGGAGACCGTTGTTTTACCAATTAAACTACCAACCTGTATTTGACAGCGTATGCACCTTGTACTTCGGCATTGAAACTGTTAATTCGGATTGCTGCACGTCTAATTAGGACAAGCCTTCCATCCTATAAACCCTATGGTTTTCCGCATACTTTAATTCTCACTTCTTGGTCTTAAGGGTAAGGATTTGCACCTTACATGAAAAGTTTTTTTTTGTACCTACCGAATGGCAAAGGATACATCAAGTATAATCTATGTGACTTCTACTTGCTTTTCGACTACCCCAAGCGTCTACCTATTCCAGCCACCTCAAGATATTAGCAGATATGAAACAACTACCACTCTGCTGGGGCCCATATTAATTTATATAGCGCTCCAAACCTCTTTAAAGAGTAATCCCGTCGGATTGGTTGTATGGCCATCCGAGCGCTTATGGTCGGAGTAACCGGACTTGAACCGGTACGAATTTTACTTCAACGGATTTTCCTACTACTCTATGTCACCATAGCCATCAAAAGATGTTGTAGTCTGGACTATGTCTTCACCATATCTATATAGATTTAGGTGGGTGGTATATAGTCTCTACACATTTAGAACATTTCTGTCCATTTAGCTCGGCGTTGTCTACTTGAGAGTTTCACCGAATTAGCCACCATTCACTATAGAAGTTTCCTACCTATGTGCTCTATGTAAAAGTCCGTCGTGTCTGCCGATTTCACCATACTCCGATATAAAAATAAAACCTTACCTTTGAAGATGTTCACTGGCACCAACATACTGCTTATACGCCAGTTATTAGCTCTTGGTCATCTGTTATGTCCACTGCACTTACAGTTTGGACACCGCACTCCGGCTCTTCTCTCCTATACCATAGTTGCAACAGTATTTTGTCGTATAGGTCGCATTGGTAAGGTAGTATTTAACAAAATTATATATAGTAAACTGCCTTTCTTAATTGAATAAACACGCACCAGTCGATGATTTATTCAATAGCTTTCACCGGCAATCTTAAAAGTGTTGACGACATCTTTCTCACGGAAACATTGATAACAGTATGGGCATGTGTCAATGTTGTTACAGATTTCGGCGGGCAGTTTTAAAGTTGTCAAGATGCTATCATATATACTATAACGATTTTACTCTAAAAAGGTTATCTAAACCAATAAATATGATCATCGAATATACTAACTTTTATTTCTGGTTCATCATAACTAAATATATCATCATCCTTGAACTCATTAGGCAGTGTAAATTGAGGTATGCCATCAGGTGCAATCATTACACATGCTTGTCCTTGCACATAATCTGTAATTACAGCAGGCTCCGATCTCCACCAAACTTTTCTACCTATACATTTCTTATCAAAATCCCGGTTATTTAAATCTAATGGGTGATCATCCAATATGCCATCCTTAATATAAGCAATAGCCTGATGAAATGTCATCCACTCATCACAGAAAGGCTTACCATTTCTAGTTATCAGTAGCTTTCGTCCGGATCTGATTTCAGTTTCACCCCATTTAGTTTTAATGTAGTTAGTTGGAGAATATTCCAGTCCCCAAGTTGCTCCAGGCACACCGTCAAATTCAATAAGATTTTCAAAAGTCATAGGTTCATTCAGAGGGTATGCCCAAAACTCATTACCTTCGCCCCAATCTAAGTGACCACCAATACAATGTGCATAACCTTTAGCACGAACTATCTGATAAGGGACACCATTAACCTCTACATCCCAATCCAACTTTGTAAACTCTATTGTAGAGAAATGTTGTTCATCGATCAAATTGATATCTACCATAGTCACCCCCACTTAATTTGATCTAATTCTGGTACAGTCTGATACAACTCTATACATAATCTGCATAAATTCATCTTCTGATATTTCTTGGCGTTCTTCCCGGATATAACTTACTGGATCATCAACTTCTACAACCGTAGAAAATAAAGTATCAAAATATACAATACCTTCACTAATTTGAGGATCTTCATCACAAATAAATATTGCAGGTAGCTGATGATCATTAAAGTGATAATGAAGATCATCTAAGGCTATCTTACTTTTAGGAGTATCTATAATTTTACACCATGTATGATCAGATATCTTAAAACACATGCCTACTAACGGCTTAAGTTTATCAATCGCCGCAGCTTGCTTATCTGCATATAAACTCTCAATTTTCTGATTAATCACAGATCGTTCAGTATATAGTTCGTTCAATGTCAAATCTATCTGCTTCAGTTGATCTGATGGTATCATTTTAAGTCCCCCCCCCTATACTAGATTATGCCATTTGCTTTCTTCCTCGCAAGGAGTTTATGCTAACTGTCAATGGCTTGACGGGGAGTAGGTTTTCATCTCCCGTAGTCTCCGCAAAGACTACCCGCTATTTGGTGATAGGTTTTTGTTGAACTTGGAGAACCTATCAAACTCCCGTTACACCTTCCTGGCAATTCAGGAATACTCATTCGCCAGCGGTCTGGTCTTAGCAGCGTCAATCCACTGCGGTGATTGTGAAGTAGGTTAAGATTTGCACTTAACAGACTGGTCTATCCCAGTAGCCAATATGAGCTGCATTACCTTTTCTGCCACTACTTCATATTTGGTGAAGGGTGATAGGACTTGCACCTATCAGTCGATAACTTTCCTAGCCTGACTCAATCCCTTAGCGTTATTGAGTAGTTATCAGTACAGGATCCCCTGTATTCTCTTCCAGCAACCCTTCATGTAGTGCAGATTTGTTTGTTGTAAACCTCTTAGGTCACGTTCACCTGTATGAATACTGTTAGAAGTTCTGCTTCTCCTCATAACTGCACTTTTTCGATGTGCTATTACGTATGTCGTCAAGCTTTTTCTAGAGAGGTACTTGAAGCTATTGCTTACCTCATTGGTACACCTGGAGCGATTTGAACGCTCGGCTCATCGATTAAAAGTCGATTACTCTACCCCTGAGTTACAGGTGCATAAATGGTGTCAGCTAAGGGATTTGAACCCTTACATCATCGGATACCAGAACCTAAATCTGGCGTGTCTGCCAATTTCACCAAGCTGACATAAGTCCGGTTATAACGGAAAGAAATCTTCAGATGGCGCCGTACACGCAGATTTCCTACTACGAATTTCACGCAAGTAACGCAGAAGGCACACATCATATGGGCAAATGATGTGGCATTGGCTGCCGATGCAGAATTCGAATCTACGCTGTCTGAGTCAAAGTCAGATGTGCTACCACTACACCAATCGGCAATATTATTATAATAAAATCGCCTTTCTTATCCGTAGCTGAAAGGGATAGATAAGAAT